TAAAATACTCAGTGTTTAAAACGTCGTTTAAGTGCAGTCAATTAATAAGTAGAATATACAGGATATTGTTAGGCGAAGAAGATATGCCAACATCAGAGAGAAGCGTATTCTACAATAATGAAACATATACTGACAAAGTCTTTAATAAGGCTATTGATGATATGATAAAAGATACAGATAGATAATGGGATTTAAACTAGGTAAAGGTAAAACGCCAATTGCTTCTCAAGGAGAGATAAGAACTAAAATGAGGTTCGGCAAAGAATCTGGAGATGCTGATGCATCTGTACCTGGAACACCTGTTATTAGAAAAAGTCTAGACCCAGGAGTTATGGGTGAAGCTAACATGGACGGATCAATATTTATAAGTGATCAACTAATTCCTGGCAGCTTTGAAGAAAGACAAGTAATAAATCACGAAATGCGTCACGCTACAGACATGAAAGTAGGTAAGTTATCTTATACAGATGATTACATCATGTACAACGGTGATAAGTTTGAAAGAGAAACTATAGGCGGAAAAGATATGATTAGAGTCGACGGACAATGGAAAGAAGCTGGAGATACTGGCTTTCCATGGGAAGATGATGCTAACAACGGAGAAGAAACAGCTATATGATACAAAATGTTTTAGGAGGATTATTTGGTAAAGTACTAGATAATGCAGAAGGAATTTTAGACAAGGTAATAACTACAGACAAAGAGCGTGACGAAGCTAAGTTGGCTATTAAATCTGTAATGTTAGAAGCAGAGCGTGAAGCTTTTGCTAAAGAGGTTGAAGACAGAAAGTCTGCGCGTGAAATGTACAAGGACGATGCTATTATCCAAAAGGTTTTAGCAACGTTATTTACAGTAGCGTACTTTGGAATTACATTTGTAATGTTTAATTACTTTGTCACTAAAAGCTTAGAGCTAGGTGAATTTGAAATTAGCTTTATATCAACAATATTTGGCGCTATGAGTGCTAAAGTAAATACAATAATAGACTTCTTCTTCGGTGGAAGTTCAAAGAAAAACGAACAAACTAATAAATAAATAAAATGGGACAATTTTTTAACGTAACAATACCAATAGAAGTTGCAGGCAACAAGCAAGACGATGGTGCTTTTGGCGCCGGAAATTTAATAGCTGATTGGACATCTTTCAACATACCTAAAGGCGGCGCCGTATTAAGAGGCGTTACTGCAGTAATAAACGGTAAAGATGGTGCTAACCAAACAGCAGGGGATTTAACAATTCTTTTTGCTAATCCAAAATCAGATGGATCTGCTCCAGGCTCTCTAGGAACAGTACATGCAACTGCTACAGGTGTAAACTGTAGAAGAGACGTTGTGGCTGCTTTAAACATAGACGCAAAAAGCGATGTTGGTTTTCCATCTAACTTTAACACAATGACTACTGGTGGCGGTGGTGATACTGATCAAATACCTTTCATAGGGTTTGAAGGCGTACCTGGAGTTAGCGATAACGGCTTTAATACTATTTATCTCGCTTTAATGACTGGCGCTAGTAATACAGCTTTAGACTTTAGTACTAGCGTATTTCAAGCAGTAGAAGATGCAGATGAATTATTAACTATAAAAGTAGATAATGCTTCTGGAGCAACTGCTAACGCTCACAAAAAGTTTGACGTAGGAGATACGCTAACAACCGCAAGCGGCGATTACGGCACCATAGCAAGTATTAACGCTACGTTTGCTTCTGGCGGCCAAGATATTACATTTGAAGCTTACGCCGCTGACGGTTTTACAGTAGCAGAAGATGAAGAATGGTTTGTTAAACACCCAATAAAGCTTGTGCTTAGCTTTGAAATATAGCACAAAAACAATTAACTTAAATTAAATTAAATTATGGCAAAAAGAAAGACTGCAAAAGCAGAGAAAATCGTAGACCTTAAACCTAAGGCAGAAAAAATTACAGATGAGCAGCTGCAAAAAGTTCAAAATATTGTAAACGCAATAAATAGAGCTCAGCTAGAGTTAGGTATGATGGAAACTAAGAAGCACTCTTTGCTTCACCAAGTAGCTAATATTCAAGAGCAACTTACTGTAATGCAAGCAGAGCTTGAAAAAGAATATGGCTCAGGTGATATAAATATTCAAGATGGAACTATAAATAGAAGAGAAAATGTCGAAGCTGATAAGAAAGATTAGTATCGGCAAAGACTATAAGAATGACGCCATGCACTATGCCGTAGGGCAAGAAGTGTATGGTGGTCATACTATTTGCGATATTATAGAAGAAGAAAATAAGTTTTCTGTTTATATTAAAAAAGGCAATGATGTTTTACCTTGGAAAGACTTTAATAAAAACATGGCTGTTTCTGTAGAGTATAATCTACAATACTAATGAAGAGCGTTTACAACTTTGTTGTAACACCTGTTGGACAAAGATACAACAACACTAAAAAAGTAGGTGACTCTGAGTTAATAATAAACACTGAAGTATTTAACCACCAACACGTAAATCGTATAGCTAGAGTTATATCTACGCCTACAGTAGGTGAAACTGATATAAAGCCTGGCGATGAAGTTATAGTGCACCACAATGTCTTTAGACGATGGCACGACGTAAAAGGTAGAGAAAGAAACAGTAAGGCTTACTTTAACGAAGACACGTATCTAATATCTACAGATCAAATATTTCTATATAAAAATAAAAACAAATGGCAAGCGCCTAATGGTTATTGCTTTGTTAAGCCTGTCAAAGCTGTTGATCAGTTTAATACTGATTCAGAAAGACCTTTAGTTGGTATCGTAAAGTATTCTGATAAAACTGTAGACGTAGGTGATTTAGTTGGTTTTAGACCAAGCAGCGAATATGAGTTTGTTGTTGAAGGCGAAAGACTATATAGAATACTGTCAAACTTTATTACAATTAAATATGAATATCAAGGAGACGAAGAAGAGTATAATCCAAGCTGGGCATAGAGCAGTTGAAGAACTTATAAAAGTTGCAAAAGAAGCTATTGTTGACGGTGATGATGATATTACCGCGGATAGACTTAAAAATGCTGCTGCTACAAAAAAGCTAGCTATATTTGATGCTTTTGAAATACTTAACCGCATACAAGAAGAAGAAGCTTTACTAGAGGGTAAAGTTATTGAAAAGAAAGAAAAAGTTTTTAAAGGCTTTGCCGAAGGTAGATCTAAATAATGTACGAACAGACTTTATTCAAAATAGTAGAGCCAATAAAAAAGACTACAATAAGTAGACTCAACAAAGGCAAGAAGTGGGAGTATGGCTACAATAAGGAGCATGATATTGTTGTGCTTTCTAACAGCGGTCAAATTGGCGAAATATATGAAATAGAAAACCTTCATATAGCTTTGCCTAAAGTTCCTAAAGAAGTATATAGTAATGAAGATAAAAAGTGGAAGCAACTTGAAAAGCCTAAAGCACTTGATAAGATTAAAACAATATTTGACTGGAAGGCGTATCCGGAAGATCAAAAAGAACAATGGCACGACTACATCGACCGAGAGTTTGATAGGCGTAGCAGTGGTTTTTGGTTTAATAATAATGGAACGCCTACGTTCATAACAGGTACACACTATATGTATCTTCAGTGGAGCAAGATAGACGTTGGTGCTCCTGACTTTCGCGAAGCAAATAGATTATTTTTTATATTTTGGGAAGCTTGTAAAGCTGATAAACGATGCTACGGCATGTGTTACCTTAAGAATAGGCGTTCTGGCTTTTCTTTTATGAGTTCAGCTGAGACCGTTAATTTAGCTACAATATCAAGTGATAGTAGATATGGGATACTATCTAAAAGCGGTTCCGATGCAAAGAAGATGTTTACTGATAAGGTTGTACCTATATCTATAAACTATCCTTTTTTCTTCAAGCCAATACAAGATGGTATGGACAGACCTAAATCTGAGCTAGCGTATCGTGTACCAGCGAGTAAGTTTACTCGTAAAAAAATAGAGATAAACGAAAGGTTAGAAGAAATAAAAGGTCTAGACACTACGATTGACTGGAAGAACACTGGTGATAACAGTTATGATGGTGAAAAACTTTCTTTGCTTGTGCACGACGAAAGCGGTAAGTGGGAAAGACCTGATAACATACTTAACAACTGGCGAGTTACAAAGACATGCTTAAGGTTAGGTGCTAGAATAGTTGGCAAGTGTATGATGGGATCAACATCAAATGCTTTAGATAAAGGAGGAGATAATTTTAAAAAACTGTATAATGATTCAGATGTCACTTCTAGAAACCGCAATGGACAAACAAAGTCTGGTTTATATTCTTTGTTTATCCCAATGGAATGGAACTATGAGGGATTTATTGATGAGTTTGGACAACCAGTATTTAATAACCCAGATCATGATGTATACGGACCCGACGGTGAACTGATTGATATAGGTATCATTGAGCACTGGGAGAACGAAGCTGAAGGATTAAAAGGAGATCAAGATGGTTTAAACGAATTTTATCGTCAGTTTCCTAGAACAACAGAACACGCTTTCAGAGATGAAGCGAAAAACAGTATATTTAATTTAGTTAAAATATACGAACAAATAGATTATAATGAAGGGATAAGAAATAGCTCTGCAGTTAATACGGGTAATTTTCAATGGGAGAGTGGTGTTAAGGATTCTAAGGTAGTTTTCTATCCTGATCCAAAAGGAAGATTCAATATTAGTTGGACGCCACCTCACAACCTTCAGAATAAAGTAATAACAAAGAACGGAGTTAAATATCCAGGTAATGAGCACATGGGTGCATTTGGATGTGATAGCTACGATATTAGTGGGACAGTTGATGGTAGAGGATCTAAAGGTGCTTTGCACGGCTTGACTAAGTTTAGCATGGAAGATGCGCCACCTAATCATATGTTCTTAGAGTATATTGCAAGACCACAAACCGCTGAAATATTTTTTGAAGACGTATTAATGGCATTAGTGTTTTACGGTATGCCAATACTAGCAGAAAATAATAAGCCTAGATTACTTTACTATTTAAAACGTAGAGGTTATAGAGGCTTTAGCATGAATAGACCTGACAAAGTTTGGAATAAATTATCTGTTGCAGAAAAAGAAGTTGGTGGTATACCAAACTCTAGTGAAGATATAAAGCAAGCCCACGCAGCTGCTATAGAGATGTATATACAAAATCACGTTGGTCACTTAGGTGACGGCAATTATGGTAACGTATATTTTAACCAAACGCTAAACGAGTGGAGTAGGTTTGATATTAATAAACGAACGAAATTTGATGCTGCGATAAGTTCAGGGCTAGCTATTATGGCTTGCAATAGACATTTATATAGACCAAACGCTGAAGTACAAAGACCAAAATTAAACATAAACATATCACGGTATACAAACACTGGTGGTGCATCTAAAATAATAAAATAAAAATATGGCAGAGTCTGTTATAAAGAGTTATTTTCCAAGTCAAACTGTAAGCGATGCTGAAAAGCTAAGCTACGACTACGGCTTAAAAGTCGGTAAAGCTATAGAGCAAGAGTGGTTTTACTCTGACAAAACGTCTAATAAATATAGAAACAACAGCAACGACTTTCACAGGTTAAGATTGTACGCAAGAGGAGAGCAGTCTATACAAAAATACAAAGATGAATTATCTATTAATGGTGATTTATCTTATTTAAACTTAGACTGGAGCCCTGTACCTGTTATACCAAAGTTTGTAGATATTGTTGTTAATGGTATCGCTGAAAGAACTTACGACATTAAAGCTTACTCGCAGTCTCAAAACGGAGTAGATAAAAGAACAAAGTACATGGAGCAGATAATGTCTGACATGGATTTTAAAGATTTTAATGATACTATCTCAGCTAACTTTGGTATTGATTTAACAGAAAGCGAAGAAAAAATATTACCTCAAACAATGGAAGAGTTACAGTTGCACATGCAGCTGAACTACAAGCAAGCAGTAGAGCTAGCAGAAGAGCAAGCTTTAAATGTATTGTTTGATGGAAATAAATATGAATTAATAAAAAAGAGATTCTACTACGATTTAACTGTTTTAGGTATTGGTGCTGTTAAAAATGGATTTACAACATCAGAAGGAATAACTTTAGATTATGTTGACCCTGCGAATCTAGTTTATTCTTACACTGACTCACCTTATTTTGATGACATATATTACGTTGGAGAAGTTAAGTCTATACCTATAAACGAATTAGCAAAGCAATTTCCACACCTTAACGCTGAAGACTTACAAGAGATAAGATCTAGCTCTTCTTACAATAAAAACAATAATAACAGTAGATATTCTACTGATAAAGAAGACCAAAACAAAATTCAAGTACTTTACTTTCACTATAAGACTTATATGAACGAAGTCTATAAAGTTAAAGAAACTGGAACTGGTGCAGATAAGTTGATTGAGAAAGACGACACTTTTAATCCACCAAGCGACGCGCAGGATTATTCTAAGCTTCAAAGATCTATAGAAACACTGTACGATGGAGCTATGATATTAGGCACGAGCAAGCTTATAAAGTGGGAAATGTCTAAAAACATGATGAGGCCAAAAAGTGACTTTACTAAAGTTAAAATGCCTTATTCTATTGTAGCACCTAGGATGTATAATGGTAAAATTGAGTCGCTGGTAAAAAGGATAACCGGTTTTGCTGACATGATTCAGCTTACACATCTAAAGCTACAGCAAGTAATGTCAAGGCTAGTTCCAGATGGAGTTTACCTTGATGCTGATGGTTTAGCTGAGATAGATTTAGGCAATGGAACAAATTACAACCCGCAAGAAGCTTTAAATATGTTCTTCCAAACAGGTTCTGTTATTGGTAGATCTTTTACTTCAGAAGGTGATATGAATCCAGGTAAAGTGCCTATTCAAGAAATATCTAGCGGATCTGGCGGCGCTAAAATGCAAAGTTTAATTGGCACGTACAACTATTACATGCAAATGATTAGAGATGTAACTGGCTTAAATGAAGCTAGAGACGGATCAACGCCTGATAAAAATGCTTTGGTTGGCGTACAGAAGCTAGCTGCAGCAAACTCAAATACTGCTACTAGACACATATTACAGTCTGGATTATTTTTAACAGCTGAAATGGCAGAGTGCATGTCGCTTAGAATATCTGATGTATTAGAATATTCTCCTACTAAAAACGCCTTTATCCAAGCTATTGGATCTCACAACGTAGCTACGCTAGAAGAAATGTCTGAGCTACATTTGTATGACTTTGGTATATTCATAGAGTTATCTCCAGATGAAGAGCAAAAGCAATTACTTGAGAACAATATTCAAATGGCTCTACAACAAAAAAGCATAGAGCTTGAAGATGCTATTGATCTTAGAGAAATAAGAAACATCAAGCTTGCTAATCAACTGTTAAAAATACGTAGAAAGAAAAAGCAAGAAGCAGATAGAGCTATGCAGTTAGAAAATATTCAAGCGCAAGCGCAGTCTAACACTCAAGCAGCTCAAGCCGCTGCTCAACTTGAAGTTCAAAAAGATCAATCATTGAATCAAAACAAGATGCAGTTAGAGCAAATGAAAGCTCAGCTTGATGCTCAAAAAATGCAACAAGAGCTTGCTGCTAAAAAAGAATTAATGGGAATAGAGTTTCAGTACAATATGCAGTTACGATCTGCTGAAACACAAAACGCAAAATCAAAAGAAAAAGAAAAAGAAGATCGTAAGGACGAAAGAACTAAAATACAAGCTACACAGCAATCAGAACTTATAGATCAAAGAAAGAGTGGAAAAGCACCTAAAAACTTTGAGTCTGCAGGTAATGATACTATGAGTGGAAGTTTTGATTTAGGTGGTTTTGATCCTAGATAAAATTTATTAACTATTATTATATTATATTATGCAAGAAGAATTAGAAAATGTTGAGGAAACTCAACAAGTCGAAGAGACACCACAAGCAGAAGAAACAACTGATGTTGTTGATGAAAGTAAGTTTCAAAGCGCTGGAGATGATTCAGTAATTAAAATAGACTTAAACAAACCAGTAGAAGAACCTGTAGAGGAAACAGTAGAAGAACAAGAGGTAGAAGTTGTAGCTGAAGAAACTACAGAAGAAGTAGTTGAAGCAGAGACGCCAGTTATCGAGGAAGTAATTGAAGAGATAACTGACGAAAAAATAGAAGAAGTTGAAGAACAGATTGAAGAAGCTGTTGCTGAGGCTGAAGCTACTGGCAAACCTTTACCTGAAAATATTCAGAAGTTAGTTGACTTCATGGAAGAGACTGGCGGAGATATAAACGACTACGCTAGATTAAACCAAGACTATAGCCAAATGAGTAATAATCAGGCTTTAGAAGAATATTACAAGTTAACTAAACCTCATTTAGACGCAGAAGAAAGAGCATTTTTAATGGATGAAAACTTTTCTTTTGATGAGGATGTAGATGACGAAAGAGACATTAGAAAAAAGAAAATCGCTTTAAAAGAGCAAGTTGCTGAAGCGAAAGCCTACTTAGACGGGCAAAAGTCTAAATATTACGAAGAGATCAAGGCTGGATCAAAACTCACGAGTGAGCAACAAAAAGCTGTAGATTTTTTCAACCGATACAACAAGGAATCGGAAGCGAATGAAAGCAGAATTAAAAACGAACAATCTACTTTCTTAAAAAAGACTGAATCAGTTTTTAACGACAAGTTCAAAGGTTTTGAATATAACGTCGGAGATAAAAAGTATAGAGTGAACGTTAAAGAAGCTGGAAAAGTAAAAGATACTCAAAGCGACATTAACAACTTTGTCAAGAAGTTTTTGAACAAAGATGGAACGATGTCAGATGCTAAAGGTTATCACAAAGCTTTATACTCAGCCATGAATTCTGATGCTATTGCTAATCACTTTTACGAACAAGGCAAAGCTGACGCGTTGAAAAACAGTGTCGCTAAAGCTAAGAACGTAGATATGTCACCAAGACAATCTCACAAAGAGTTTGAAGCTGGTGGTATGAAATTTAAAGTGCTAGGCGATAATTCTTCTGATTTTAAGTTTAAAATTAACAAAGGAGGAAAATAGTTTTCCTTCATAACTTTAAAACATATTTATTATGGCAATTACAAATGGAGCGTTGCTAAACAAAGTGCCTTCGGCGCAGCAGCAAACGCTATCTTCTAACTACATTGACTTCGCAGGAGGTTCAACTGGTTGGGAACAACAATATTTACCAGATCTTATGGAGTCTGAAGCTGAGGTTTTTGGAAACAGAACTATCTCAGGATTTCTTTCTCAAGTAGGAGCTGAAGAGGCAATGACAGCTGATCAAGTTGTATGGTCTGAACAATCAAGATTACACTTATCTTACGTAGGTACAGTAGCTACTGCTGGTGATACTAGTGGAACGTTTACAGTTGTAACTGACATCGACGGTTCTGCTGACGGTGAAAACGGATTTGCTGTAGCTAATCACGGTGTACGTGTTAACGACGTTGTGCTTATCGCTACTGCTGGTATCGTTACTAAATGTTTAGTAGTAGCAACTCCAGCTACGGCTGTTGTTACAGTTGAGCCTTATGATAAAGCTACTTTAGCTGGTCACGCTACAACTGGTAGTGGATCTGTATTATTAGTTGTAGGTTCTGAGTACGGTAAAGGTGCTGCTTATGCTTCTATTGCTGGTACTGCTGAAGCTCAAAAAAGAACTGCTTTAACACCAACTTTCAAGTCTTACAGCAACAAACCAATTATCATGAAAGACTACTACGAGATCTCTGGATCTGACGCGTCTCAAATTGGTTGGGTTGAAGTTTCTGGTGAAGAAGGTCAGTCAGGTTACTTATGGTACCTAAAAGCTGAAGGTGATACTAGAGCTCGTTTTACTGACTACTTAGAAATGCAAATGCTAGAAGCTGAAAAAACACTTGCTGCATCAATCATTGGTTTCAACGGAAGTATTGCTCGCGATGCTACTGATACTGGCGCTGGTGGTTCTGGTACTGAAGGTTTATTCGCTGCTATTGAGTCTAGAGGTAATGTTACTTCTGGTGTTACTGGTGTTAACGCTGCTACTGATTTAGCTGAGTTTGACGCTATTTTAGCAGAGTTTGATAAGCAAGGTGCTATTGAAGAAAACATGATGTTTGTAAATAGAGCTACGTCTCTAGCTATTGATGACATGTTAGCTTCTATGAATTCTTACGGAGCTGGTGGTACATCTTACGGTGTATTTGACAACTCTGAAGATATGGCATTAAACTTAGGTTTCTCTGGATTCCGTAGAGGATCTTACGACTTCTATAAGTCTGACATGAGATACTTAAACGATAAGGCTACAAGAGGTGAGATTAACCGTGTAGCTGGATCTGCTGCTATCCGTGGAGTTATTATACCAGCTGGTGTATCTTCGGTTTACGATCAAGCTTTAGGAAAGAACATGAAACGTCCTTTCTTACACGTTCGTTACCGTGCTTCTGCAACTGACAACAGAAAGATGAAGACTTGGACTACTGGTTCAGTTGGAGCTTCAACTTCTGCTTTAGATGCAATGCAAATTCACTACTTATCAGAAAGATGTTTAGTTACTCAAGGTGCTAACAACTTTATGTTAATGAAGTAAGCAATATTATTAGGTCGAGGGCTTCGGTCCTCGATCTTTTTTTTATTAATTTTTATTATATTATATTATGGCTAAAAAGCAAACCGCGGCAAAAGCTGCACCAGTACAAGAGGTAGAGCCTCAAGTACAAGCAACTAATGAAAATACAGAAGTTGTTATTGAAAAACCAAAAAGAAAAGAAAAAGAGTATAAAACTCTAGAAGACGGTTGGGAGATAAAAGATAGAATCTATAAGTTAAAAGGTAATAAGAAACCTTTATCAAGATCTATCAGATCTGCAAATATTCATTGGTTTGATGAAGAAAAAGGATACGAAAGAGAACTTAAATATTGTCAAAACCAAAGAACAGTGTTTGTAGACGAAATGAAAGGAGATCAAAGACTAGAACACATTGTGTTTAGAAACGGTATGGTTATTATACCTAAAGAAAAAACTGTTTTACAAAAGCTACTTTCTTTATATCATCCAGATAGAGACGTCATGTTTTACGAAGAAAAGCCGGTTGCCAATGCAATAGGCGAGATTGCTTGGTTAGAGATGGAAATAGAAGCTTTAAATGCAGCGCAATCTATTGACATTGATATGGCTGAAGCTATCATGAGAGTAGAAGTTGGGTCTAAAGTATCAGACATGAGTTCTAAGGAACTTAGAAGAGATTTACTATTATATGCTAAGAGAAACCCAGAGTTATTCTTAGAGTTAGTGAATGATGAAAACGTAGTTCTTAGAAACTTTGGTATTAGAGCTACTGAAATGGGAATTATAAAGTTATCTGCAGATCAAAGAACTTTTAATTGGGGTTCTAACGATAGAAAACTATGTACGGTTCCATTTGACGAACACCCTTATTCAGCTTTAGCCGCTTGGTTTAAAACTGACGAAGGTATGGAGATTTACT